TTTTTCCCAGTTATATTAACTTCGAGTTTCTCTATCTTTTTTATGTCGTCCGAGAGTTTAACAAATTCAGATGCTGAGAATAAGATGTTTGAAAAGTTCTTGTATTCTGCATCATCAAACCAAACTGATTTTATCCGATTCAATTTTGAAACATCAGCGCCAAAGGATGCTTTCATTCCTTGTAAAGTAGTACCAGTATATGTCGTATGGAATATCATCCCCAATTTGGATCGCCTCATCTGTTTTGCAAGGTCGGATTTGACAGGTACAGCATACATGATAGTGTTGGGTTGGAAAGTTATATAATCCAAACCATCAATATTTTTGTCGGTGATATCTCCTGTTGTAAAGAGCATATCGCCTTGTAAAACTATTCCCCTTGGGATGTTTAATTTTGGGAGTTCTTTCAGTGCTATCAAGAGTTTTGTTTTCAAATCTCCCTTGAAACCAAATAAATCCAAATCCAATTCGGTTTTAATTAGTTTTGGAACCTTGTTGAAAACTGCTTTGGTTCCAACAAAGAATTTACTGTCGGCGGGATCGAGTCCACAAAAAATAGCGGGCGCTCCGTCCCATTTTGTAGTTATTGCTGATTTTTTGGTCGAGCGACCATGTAGGAGTTCTACAACGGATTTTAGAAAATTTGTTGTTGCTGTAAAATCTTTCGGTGATTCTGATGCTAATATCAATTCGTCTAAGTGAGTCATATGAAGGTTTTTACCTCCTGTTGACTCCTCTATGGTTTGCGGGTCGGTGTAATTTGCAATAGAGTACGACATAATTATATTTATCCTCTCTATAGTTTGTATTTTCGATTTTCAAGAAATGCTGTTACCCCGTTCTCAGTCAAATATTCTAATGCTTCTTGAGCGAATTCGGGGTTTACACCTAACGCCCATGCTAATTTCTGATTCTTATTGAATCCCTTGAGTTTGTCGTTTAGTTCTCGTCCCTGTTGCGAATCTGATTTTCTTGTTTCCATTTTGTTTCTCCCTTTCTTAACCTTACACTACTATTATAAGGGTTTTAGAGTGGTTCGTCAAGGGTTTTTAGGAAAATAAAATAATTTATTCTCTCTCATCCAAAGGGTCGATCATTGTCACAATTAGAAATGCTGAATCATGTAAAGCATTATGTGGAATGAAATTTGTTGGTTGTACAGTTTTCGGAAATCGCTGTGGGTGCATTTCTGTATACAAAAATGTCCTTGCATCACGAAATTGCCAATATTTTACCATTGGATCAATATCATATTGTTTACAGATCGCAAAATACCACATGGGTTCTACATATCCACGACCCCAAATATTACTGTTTCGGGAAAATCCATTAAATTGAAGGTATTCATGGAACTTCTTGATCGCTAAATCTAAACTAGCGTCAGAAATCGAAGGTTTTAAAACTGCTTTTGCTGACTCTGATTCCTGAGTTTTCCACCACTCAGCGGTGTCCGGGTCGATTTTTCTCCCTGATCTCAATTGATCTTTGACATCGAGTTTTAGTTGAAACCCATCATTCAGCGCCCCATCAAAAATATCAGCATTAGTCTTACCTTCGATCTCTGCATCATCAAATTTAGCGGCGCCAATTGACAACAAAACCGAGTTTTCGTAGAGTCCCAAAGACTCAAAATCCATAGTAAAATCAATATTCTTTTTCATATCAAACCTTTATTTTCCCAAAATCAAGAACTGAAGTTCTATTATTTGTATTAACTGCTATTGTATCAGCATCATTACTTTGTACGGGTGGAAGTCCGCTTGTTTGTGCAGAAGCACTTACATCAAAAATTCTCATCCGACTTAGATCATATCCAACCATAAATCGCTTATTTTTCGTCTTCTGATTGTATCGACTTTTCAATTGCTTCATCTGATATTGATTAAGTCGTTCAAGTTCATCATTTGTCAACATCGCAACCGCAAAATCTGAAGTCATCATAATTCCAAACGAGTCAGAAGTTTTGTCCAAATCCGGGTCGCTGTCTGCGAATCCCTGTCTGTTTGTTTGTACAGCAGAGAAAACCGGCGCTGAATGATCGATTCCAAAAGCACGTAACTCCTCCGCTACACTCTTAAAATACAGATAAGAATTCTGCTTCGCTGATTGTGGTAATGTCGATGAAGCGGTAATTCCAATATAATCAACGAATATTATATCAGGTACAAAATCATCTTGCAACCTTAATTCCGACAAATATGAGTCAAAGTCTATAGTAGAAGCACGACCAGTTGGGAATCTCTTAATCTTCATCTGTCCTTTAATCTTATCACACTGTATTTTCTTAAATCGATCATTCAAAAATCCGATCGGCGTTTCCTCCAAATCGTTTATATCAATATTGAGCAAACTAGCATCAATACGTTTTGATAATTCTGTTTCATCCATCTCCATGCTGAAATAGGCGACTTTATATCCCATGCAAAGACATTGAGCAGCATAATGTACAAGGAATAGAGTTTTCCCAACATTTGTACCCGCCATAATTAAATTAAGCGTACCTGTTTTTGCTGGGATTCCGCCATTTGTAATATCATTCAACAAAGTTATATCAAAGGGTATTCTATCCTTAAACCCCTCGTGGTACGATCTAAATCGTGCTTCATAATCTTCTACATAATCGTGTCCCAAGTCCTTATCAAATGAAACCGAAAGAGCGTCCTTTAGAACCTCAAGGATAGAGTTTCGGTTCTTTCTTGGATCGTCTACAATTTCAATCGAAGTTTTAATAGCATTATAAAGCGATTTGTCTTGACAAAAATCCTCGGTTGTTTTCAATAACCATTCTTCACTATTCGTCTGAATTTCAAAAATAGATTTTAAAATGTCCTCCGAATTTTCAAGTTCTGTATCCGATAAATTGCTTGATTCTGATAATTCAACTGAAATGTCGTCGATTGTTGGCGCCGCTTTATATCTCGAAAAATAATCGTATATTGTCCCAAATATGCACGACTCTATTCTGTCAGAAAAATACTCCTTTTTCATGTGAGGAACCACTTTTGTACGATATTTTTCCAACTTGAGCAACCCTGAAAGTATTACTCTTTCTGTTCTCATATTTCACCTTTATCATAATTTAATTTGAAGTTTCAATTTCTTCGACTTCTACTTCAGTTACTGTCTCATCCGATACAGGAACATCAGAAACATACTTAAAGTTCATTCTAACATATTCATCAATCTTTGTCAAGACCTCTGGAGTATATAACATCTCCGGTTCCTTTTTTATTTTGCTCTCATAGACACTTTTTCCACATGGAAGAACCCAATACGGTGATTTGTCCTTGATTTTTCCATTTTCATCTAGCGGTTTTTTGACAATTTCCGCCGTTACAGCAAGATCGAATAATCCATGATATCGGTCGAGTCCACCCTTGAACAAAATTCTAGTTTCACCTTTTGTCTTTTCCTTCGTGATTCTAGACTTGTACATAGCACATCGTATGATATTCCCAATCTGAAATTTCCCATCAAGTTCTTTCTTCTTTTTCAACCAGACAATGGAACTGCAAGCATACTTGGTTCCACCTCCACCACCCATTTCCCCTTCAAAATCGTAAGCGTCCATCGTTTGATATATGTGATTTGTCAATAGGAAAGGAACATTCGCTCTCGCCAGTTTTTGTGTAACAGCACGAAAACAAGCACGAATCTTTTTTGGTTTTGTAAAGTCAACTTTGTCGTTTCCTTCTTCAATATCCTTCAATTCTTTGTTAGTTGATAAATTCCCAAGTGAGTCTAGAACCATCATAACATTCGGTCTCTCATTTTTCTTCATTGATAGAATTTTCGTCAACATTTTCGAGCATTGAGTTGAAAATTCCTCAATGGTATTTACAGGTAGGATTTCGAATCGTCTGACATCGATACCACGATTGATTAAATCCGCTTTATCTTGTACGGCATTTTCAGATTCAAAGTACACTACGAAATTATTTTTCGCTTGATCCAACCAATTTTTACAACATGAAAGAACAAAATATGTTTTCCCTGTCGCTTCTTCTCCTGCGAATCCCGTCACCTTATTAGAAGGGATACCACCAAAAATAGATCCAGAAATCAGAGCATTAAGCATATATGATCCTGTGTCTACAAATGATTGCGTTTCTGGTAATTCTGTACCGGATATTGATAATTCATTCCCGGTTGATTTTACTAAGTTTTCAAAAGCGCTCATTTTTTATTTTCATCCTTTGTTTGTACACCTATTAGACAATTATTCCATTCACGAAAACCCTTTTCTACTGAAACCGGTTTATTGCCATAAACTATCAAGTGGGTTATAAAATTCGAAGAGCATTGAACTTTCAAACTGAATCTCTTATTCATTCTTACTATTTCTTGTCTGAGAATGTCAGATTCTTTAATATTTTCCATGGAAGCAAAGCTCTGAAATATACACAAAATCCATAATGATATTTTTATTTTCATATTTTCCTTAAAACCAATCCTCAAGACTGGCAATTCTCTCCATATTCCATCCAATAGATCGAACTATCGGTTCTAATCCATCTTTAAATGTTTTCTGGAATTGTTTATTTCTGTCCAAATATGGTTCTAATTTCAACTCTTTTGGTAGGATCGTCTTGATAGCGATAACGGTATCATGAACTGGATTTGGTTGTAACAAATAACAATATTTCACCTTATCCCCATTTTGAATGGGTTCATACTTTTTATCGATCCCCTTATCTTTTAACATCTTATTGAATAACAGCGAACCCTTAACTTGAAGGGGTGTTTTTGTTGTGTATACTGTATTTGGGTCATAGTATTTATCCAAACCATTTGCCCCTCTTGGAGACATTATATCCTCGCTGGGGAGTGTTTTAAACTCGGTTTCTGTTTCTTCAATATAGTCAATTAGTTCCGCTTCATTACCCCGCATTACAATCTCGATACACTTCTTGATCTTGTTTCTACAAAACTCTGGTGTGCTTGATTTTACAGCGGAAATACCCATGATTTTGAGTTTTGGTTCTGAATACCGAACACCCTCCATATCCCACAGGTTCAGGATGTAATTCTTCCCAGCGACCCATATTGCTCTATCAGCAATCGCTTCTCTATCCATAAACATTAATTGATCTTTGCAGTTCAATTTTTCTCTGAGTTCCTCATAAATTTTATTCATGAGTGGGTTTAAATGCTTCTCGCTTGCTTCATCAAGTTGATTGATAATCAGCGATTTTTCAAGATCATTTCCAATAAATAATTCTACCCATTTGTCCATATTGACATACAGTGAGTCTGTATCAGAAGCGATAACATAATCAACATTCTCAGTTGAGTTCATATTGTTCAGATACTCATTAACTTTCTTTTCTGCCCATCGAATAACTAATTGCCCGGTTCGTGTGACTGCTTCAGCGATCCTTAGATCAAAAAATCTAAAATACCGATTCCCCACAGCACCGTAGCAACTGTTCAATTGGATTTTCTTTGTCAATTGTAGATTATTATACCGATTCGCCAACATTTTGTGATCCGGGTCGTGCGTGTCCTCGTACATTTTTTGGTATTTCTTCATCTCTTTTTTATAGTTTACTCTATCCTGGAACATGCGGGCGAGAGTTTTGCATATAATACCCTCTTTCTCGTTTGAAAATAATGCTCCATTTGCAGCGAGACAAACATCCGAATCACGCAAGAAATCCGGCATAGATTCTCCCTCAAGAAGATCATCAACCATATTCCGATCCTGATACATTCCTTTTATTGTGTCGGGACTCATATTCCATTGACGCATAAGAGAGGGATACAAACTTGTAAGGTCAAAACTAACGACCCATCCATGAGCACCGACTTGTGGTGATTTTACATAAGCGCCAACATATTTCCCCGTGAAATTATTGTCAACTTTCGGTGGAATTACCATGTTCTCTTTTCTACAAGCGTTATACAAAATAGCGTCCCAAGTTCGAACTTGAAGAAATGTATCCTCATAATTCACCTTGGCATCATAAGAGAGCGTAAAAATCATTTCGAGAAGTTTGAGATTGTTCTCCAGTCTAACAATGAGTTCAACGTCTTTGATATTGTATTCAATAAATTTTTGATAGTCGTTCTTATATAATGCAAGTAAACTCTCATGTTCTGAATAATCCAACTTCCGCTCATTCAATTCTATATGGGCGATATGATCCAATCGGTAACTTTCTCTAGGCGTCTTTACGTAAGTACGATAAACATCCATATAATCCAACTGAGAAATACCTGATATATTATAAACCATAATTTCTTTGTTTTGCCATTTTTCTGTACTCTCAGTTACAATTCCCCACGGTGAAATTTGGGATACTTCCTTATTTGAAAGTACTTTTCTTGCTCGAGATACCAAATATGGTATGTCAAAATATTTGGTATTCCATCCCGTGATAACATCGGGCGCCGATCCATGAGTAAACGCTATGTACGCTCTCAAAAGTTCTTTTTCAGAACCAAAATCCTTGTATATTACGTCTTCCCGGTGTTTTTTATATTTCCCGTTGCCGAAGACAAAATACCTGCGTCCATCAGAAACAGTTATAGCGGTAATTTCTTCGATGGGATTTGCTGAATCGGGGAAACCATTTTCAGTAGAACACTCAATATCAAGATATTGAATTTTTATTTTTTCTAGATTGAATTCGATATATTCTGGATAATTATCGGAAATATAAGCGTACTTAAAAGGGATTCCACCATAAACAGATTCACCCATTTTCCGTTTCCACTCATTAGCATCCTTCATATTCTGGAAAGTGATTGGTTCTACGGGTTCTCCGAGTGTTGTCGTAATATCGCTATCGACGAATGTTTGAGTGTATAAGGTGGGTTCATAAGGGACTTTTTTATTAAATCGATTTCCCTTCTCATCGACACCCCTAAGCAAAACATTATTACCGCGGGTCTGTACGTTTGTATAAAACTCCATAATATATTATATCACTTTCGGGTTGATTTGTCAACCCTGTACATTTTTGCATGGTAAATCCTTTAAATGAGGATTATCTATGTTGGAATCGTCAGATATGCTCTGACATATATCAGATATTCTCTGACAATTATATTCCTAAATTTCCTTCATCATCCAAACCGAGAACATCCACGTAGTCGAATACTGGGCAAGATTTATTTGCTACTTCTTTGTGTCCATGAAAAGTTATGTCAGAGTAAATACTATTGATATGTCGGCATAATCGTCTTAGAGAGGAAAATTGAGACTGTGTAAAATTTTCTTCTAAAAGTCCATGCAAACAAATAGCGATAGTTCCGGTATTGTGTCCTCTTTGTGCTGAGGGTGTCCACTCTAAATCTCGTCCATTTTGAACCGTTCCATCTTTTTTGATGAAAAAATGGTATCCAACGTCACGCCATCCACGTTTTTCATGCCATTCTCTCATTACTGAAACATCGTCATGGTCGTCATGGTCGCTAGCGGAGCAGTGTACAAAAACTCGGTTTACGTGTCTTGTTGTTTTGTCAAAGGTCATTTTCACTCCTATATTTGTTCACCATATCCATAAATTTATTCAAATCCTCTGGGTGAATTAGATTAAAATTGGCGACGGAATCTATTGTGATATAATCCGCTTCCTTATCATAAGAAATTTCGGTTTGGATTATCGATAATCCATACAAATATCATCACCAGTATCAACTGGAGTGGGTCGTTCACCACCATAAAAACTCATCATTCACCATCCATTATTTTACCCGGATCAGCGGGTGAGTAGTTGTCGGGTTTGAGCAACTTTCCTTGTTCATTATACGTCGGATTCCCGTCTTTGTCAAGTTTACTCATATTAGAACGGTGAACTTCTGCGAAAACTTCATCTATCGGTATCCCAAGTCTGTCAGCATATCCATAAACGACATACAACAAATCAGCGGTTTCTTTTGCTAATTTGTTTCTAAGTTCTGTATAATCGTGTTCGGCAAGTATGCCACGGGATATAGCGAAATGCTCGGATACCAACTGATCATGTTCTTCTGTTAATTCGTCACACTCTTCTGTAATCAAATTCAAACCTAGTTCAATACTGTCAATATCCTCTGGTCTGGTCGGTTCTTCTTTAAAATCAAGTTTAAATTTCCTATTAAACTCTTTCACCATTTCAAAATTTGTCATTTTACGATCCAATATTATATTTTTGTACCAACTCCCAATCACCCTTCTCAGAGTGTTTAAGAATTTTAATTTTGTTCATCATTACTCTTGGTGCTTCTACCCTGTGGGGTTCCACAATATCGATTAAATTCCATTCATACAAAAGGGATATGATAGTATTTCTACGCGCTTTATCATCTTCTGAAAAATTGGATGATTTTCCATCTAGTTTGAATAATTCTTTAAAGTGTGTTATATAATAACGTCCTCGCTTATGCAAAATATGACAAGTTTGAAATAATTGTTTGTTTTTTGTAGAGGAAATCCCTATTCTGGTCAGTGTTTCTTTAATTTTTAAAAAATCTTGTGTATCACTTAGTTCAACTTCGATTAGTTCTGAGACTACATCATCTATCATTTTCTGCCACCCTTTTCTAGTCTTTTTCTTATTGTTATAAGATCATCGGCGTTCAGCAGAGTTAAATACTCTTCCGCTTTGGGTGTATTTATATTGAAATATTCTTTTACCACCTCCAAGTCATCGCTTTTTAGTTGTTTATCCCATCGTGAAAACCTACTCATCTTCCTCACACCATGCAAATAGAAGTGGTATTGTAGTCTTTTATCCAACGAATGATTAGCGTTCATCTCGTTCGCTAAATAGATCGTATCCCTAAAATATGACAGGGATCGATTAATTATGAACGGCGTATATAACTTCTCTTCCAGTTCCTTTTCAGGACTGGACATTAAATCCTTTTTTGTCTTGTTGATTGAATTTAAGTAGTCAGAAAGTTTCATTAGTTTCTCACTTACATACATCCGCCGCCATCAATTCTGTCAAAAACGCAACCATATTGATTTCTTGATCAGCGACGAACGCTGATTTATACTGATAATCAGCAATAGTTAATATAGTTTGCGGTATTTGAGAGTCTTTCAGGTGGTCGTACATTCCATCATAAATGGATCTAAAAATTCGTGCTGAGTCGTTGTTTAAATTTGCGACGACCCAGGATCGCATCGCTTTGAAGTCCTGATTTTTCAATGTTTCTATCAGTTCACCAATTTTGATACTTGTTTTGGATAACACTCCATCATCGATAGAACCGCTAGCGGAATGACGTTGTAATTCCGTCAGAACCCGGCGAAAATCGGGGAAGTACATCTTAATAAGTTTCACTACAGAATTCTTGTCATATTCAACTTTCTCATTATCAAGAATTTGAATAGTTCTTTTCATAAATTCCATAGCGAGTTTTGGTTGTTCCTCTTTTGGAATCACGAATTCCATATTTACACAGCGAGAATTCCGAATCGCTTCAATGATCCTATTCATGTAGTTGCACGTTAAAATAAACCCGCAATTCTGGGAAAATTGCTCCATGAAACCACGTAACGCTGGTTGTGTGGATTGTTGATTTAAGAAATCCGCCTCGTCAATAATGACATATTTTCGACCACCTTGGAGTGAAATACTGGAAGCAAAATCCTGTATCTTATTACGCAATACATCGATACCCGTTTCCAACGAACCGTTAATGAACATATAGTCACAATCCAATTCATCGAGAGCCGCCATAGCAATGGTAGTTTTTCCAGTTCCAGCGGGTCCATATAGAACCATATTTGGCAGATTTCCTTGTTTTACAAAATTAGTAAATGCAGATTTCACACCTTCTGGTAAAATACAATCTTCAATTTTCCTGGGTCGATATTTCTGAGGCCAGATGAACTCATCACCCCGTTCAAACACTTCATTCATAATTTAAACTCCAGTTTTATTTCATGGAAGAATCAGACTCAATAGCAATCCAATATTCTGCTTGGTTGCCGTTAAAATAACCAAACCCCATCTTCTTTTTCTGGTCGAAAAACAAAACAACGTCATAAGGTCCATCGAGTAATTTCATGTTCTCAACTTTGAACACAAATTCAAACTTTTTGTCGGTGTCTGTTCCTGTCTCAACTTTGTAATTGCTGGAACCTGGTACAGCGCTATCATCCAAAACAATTTTAACTGTCTTACCATTCCCCTTGATCTTCATATTCGGTAAAGACATAAGAGAGGATGCTTTGACAATATCTTTGACTGTTTCCGCTGATAAGTTAAATTCAACGTCATTTTGGGGCAGAACAATTCTATCCTTCCTTGGTTTGTTGACATTTTCAGGAGCGGAGAAAACATATCGGATAGAGTGGTTTTTTGTCCCACTTTTAATTGTGACATGTTCCGCTTCAAATGCTAGTTCTGGTTCTTCAAATAAAGACAAAGCGCCCAAGAATTTCGCTAAATCGTAGATCGCAAAATCCACAGGAAAGGTTTCTGATACTGTTCCAGTCGCCAAAATATTCTTGGATTTTGACACTGTAGAAATTGTGTTCCCAGCTTTAACAAAAATACTGGAGTTTATTGAAGAGAAGTTCTTCAATAGTTGTAGTGTTTCTTTCGAAATTTTCATAATGTAATTATCTCCTATCAAGTACTATAGTAACAGGTTGCAAGTCATTTGTCAACCCTAAATTCTTGTTCCTGATTCAATCATTCCGTTTTGTGTTTGTCTTATTGGTGTAATATGTTCAGATCTTATGAGTTCATCTATTGTTCGACATCCACCGTAAGACATGCCAGACCGAATACCATTACAAAGTTTTTCCAAAACTTGCATAACTGATCCGGTCCATTCTAAATCTGTTACCACACCTTCTTCTGCGATTGTATCCACATATTCATCGTTATGTAGTATCTTTCGTGCTTCAGATGATGCCATTCCACGATAGTGATTAGATTGTTCGGATTCTACACAACCAGCAAAAAATCTTCCAGACATTACAACATTAGCACCAGCAAAAATCGCTTTGACAATATCACCAGAGTTTTTGAGACCCCCATCTGCGATAACTGGAACGTCTAAAAATCCCCTATAAACTAATCCCGCTTTCACCATTTGAACTGCTGTGAATTGTGGTATTCCAAATCCTGTCGTCGAGCGTGTTGTGCAAACTGATCCTGGTCCAATGCCAACTTTTATAGCGGATACTCCCAAATCAGCAAGAAATAATGCACCGGGCGCCGACGCAACATTACCAACTATAATCTCAACGTCTGGGTCTATATTCTGAATATGTTCTATCATCTGTTTAACTTTGTCAGAATATGCGTTAGCAATATCTATACAGATTGCTTTTGGTGTGCAGTGAAGTATACGGTCTATACGAAAAATTTCATTAACACCCACAGTTGGTATAGCGGGTGTTAATGAACCCGTTATTCGTCGTTGTGTTTGTTCAAAATTATCGACACATTCATCTACTAAATTATTCCTGTGCAAAAAACCGGTTCCACCGAATTTTGACATAGCAACAGCGAGGTTTGGTCCTGTAACGGTATCCATATTCGCTGAAACTATAGGAATATCCATTTTTATATTTCGTGTCAATTGTGTCTCTAAATTTGGATCATTCCTAGAATCTAAACTTTTGGACGGTATTAACAATATATCGTCATACGTCAAACCTGTTATCATTACTCTTTTCCCTTCAATTGTGAAAAATCCCCAATCTTTTCGAATTCTATAACGTCCTCAAATACTTCAGACAAAATATCAGTTTTATGACTTATCACGAAAAGGTTATCACCCTTCTTTTCTAACACTGATATAACCTTCAAAAAATCGTCCGTTCCTTCTGAATCTAGTGATGAGTCAAAAAGTTCATCCAGAATAAGAAGATTGGTTGATACTGAATTTTTCATTCGTGCAATTTCTCGCCAGCAAAACAATATCGCCAAATCAATCCGTTGTTTCTCTCCCTCTGAAAACGAATCATAGGAAAAAGCATCTCGGTGCCTTGATTTGATCTCTTCGTTAAAATTCTCATCCAAGTTAAAGTTAACAAAAAAATCAAATTCTGTCAAGTATTGATTGATGAGTTTGTTCATAATTGGGAGATATTGCTCTATAATCTTTGTTTTTATACCGCTATCTTTCAACATCATATAAGCACGATTATAGATGTTTTTCGTTGAAATTATCTTGTCTTTGTGTTTTCTGACACCTTCGAGTTGTTCGTTCTGATTAGTTAATCCAGTTTTTTCTTCCTCTAAATTATCAGTCGATACCAAGTTGTCTCGTTCTTCCGTCAATTTTTCGATCAACTCAGTATTATGTTTTATACCAAGCATTTTCGCTTGCAATTCCCGATTTTCGTTTGATATATTTTTCTCTACTAAACTAATATTTGATAATGTATCTTCTAAAACTAACAGATTGGACTTTATCTTTTCCAACGCCTCGTTAAATGTTGATAATTTTGTGGTATTCTCGTTTATGACACCCATCGAAACATCAGTAGTAATGCTTTGTGTGCATGTTGGACATGAACTATTCTCATTAAAAAATGTTATTCTATGATTACATTCTTGATGTTTCCGTACTATATCCCGTTCAATATTAATATAGTCCCTGTGTTTTTTGCGAATTTCATCAGATTTTGAAATTTGGGTAATCAGTTCAGAAATCCTAGTTTGTGTTTGTGTCGCTTCCGTTGTCAGTTCTCTATTCTGTTTATTTCTGTCTAGTATTTTATCATTGATTTCTGTATGTCGTTCCTTGTTGCTGTGTTCGATCTTAGAAATGTACTCGGATTGTAGTCGTATTTTCTCCAAAAGTATTTCAAGATTTTTATCTATTTCTTGCAATTCGTCCTTTAGTGCTACTGCTCTTGATTTGAGCGCTTGATTCATCAGACTAAATACTCCAATATCTAGGATATCCTCTATGACAATACGCCTATGATGTGGTGGTAATTTCATGAATGGTGTAAATCCAGACGAACCAAGTATCACTATTTGTGTGAAAGACTTATAATTCATCTTCAATATATTTTTCTCTAATTTCTTTTGATAATCCTTGATCGCTGCCGGTTGGGGTAATTGTACGTCATTTTCCCATATTTCAAAAATGTTCGGCAATATTCCTCGACGAACCATGAAATCCTTCGTCCCGATACTAAAATCAATTTCAACAAGCGTACCCTTCTCGTTTATACTGTTCACTAATTGAGGTTTATTTACTCGTCTAAACGGTTTCCCAAAAAGGACAAAAGTCAGAGCGTCGAGCATTGTAGATTTCCCACTACCATTTTTTCCGACGACCAGAGTATTGCTCGGACGAACTAAATCTATTTCTGTAAAATAGTTTCCAGTTGATAAAAAATTCTTATATCTTAACTGCTTAAATTGTATCATTTATTCCATTTCTAATGCTTCAGAGTGAAGGGAATTCATAAGATTTTTCAGTTGTCGTTTCTCCTTGTCATTCATGTCAACCATTGATTCTATATAATTTGATAAAAGTGTCAACGTATCTTCAACTTGACCAACGGATGATAAATTAGATCCACCCATTTCAAAACTGTCTATAACAGAAAGATCATATGGGTTGAATTCATGTAATCTGTCTACAAATCTTTGAAAGAGCGCTGAGTTATTTTTTGATTCGACTATAACTTTTACGTATCTGTTTCGGTATTTCTCAAAATCATATTTGTCAAAAATATCATCGGGTTTGGATACCGAGGAATCATCATAATAAACTTTATGGAACATTTTTAAAGGATTCTTTACGTATTCCAGTTCTTTTGTGTTGGTGTCGAATATATGAAATCCTCTATCATCCCCAAAATCATGCCAAGTTATTTCATAAGTGCTTCCAAGATAATGAATGTTCCCTCTTGTTGATTTGTGATGGTAATGTCCTGTCATGACAGTTTCATAATCAGAATAAATCGAAGAGTCGCCACCCTTGTCCATAGTATGTCCAGCGTACATCTCAAATCCATTCAATTCAAGGTGCCCCATGATAACATCGGCGGGTTTTGATTCTATCATTTTTGTTGATTCAGCGTTATTGTCTGAGTTTATCCATGGAAGGTACAATATTTTCAATTTGTCATGTTTTACAACTTTTGGACTTGGGAAGACATTAATGTATTTGTATCGTCCCTGGGCGATCTCGGATACCGAATTTACTGTGTTTGTACGCTTATAGTACGTGTCATGATTTCCGATAATAATGTCGATCTTTATCTTGTTTTTCTCAAAGAAATCAAGAAAGCGGGTGCGGAAAGAGAACAAGGTATTATAATTACCAAATTTCCTTCTATCTAAGATATCGCCAAGGTGGATAACTTGTTTAATGTTGTTCTTCAAAAGGTATGGAAAAAAATGATTCTCCCAAAAATCAAAGAAATATTCATTGAAAACTAAGTTATCGTTCCTAGCGCCGAAATGACTGTCCGTCACAAGAGCAATTTTCATATAATACTATTATACAATATTTCTGGGTGATTTGTCAACCCAATAACAAATCTTTTTTATTTGAAGCGGTCTCCCTGAGAATTTTTGTTCCACAGTTTGAGCAGAATTTCATCTCAGCATGATCCTTGTAATTAGCGACTATTTTTGTTCCACAGTGAGGACAATGGCGAGTAATCAAATCATCAGTACCAATTGTATAATATGGGATTTCCTCACTCATCGCTATCCTTTTTTGTGTCGTCGTCCATGAATTCCTCAAGTTTTTTCTTTTTGGGTTTGGGGTTGTCTTTCTTCTTCGCTTTCATTTTCGACTCGTATTCGTCGATGAAATCATAAATGTTATCATACGCCATGCCCGAGTGGGCGGCGAAACCCGATGTATCGTGAGGATTCAAATCGCCAATTTTATCATAATCCAAGACTGCCAATTCCATCGCTTTACACTTTACATACGTTTCTTTGTGTTCCGATTTAATTCGTCGAATGAAAGCGAAGTGGGCAATTTGGGAAAAATAAGAAAATGGATTTGTAGATTTTTCTGCGTTGAAATTTGCGATGTAACGCAAGCAATTTTCAACTCCATCTAGAACCATGTCTTCTCGGTACGTATATCCAAAGAAGTTTGGTTTCCTTGACATATTATCGCAAATTTTAAATATGCAATCTGCGATATATTCGGGAACTTGTGGTAAAACCAAATCTTCTTTTTTAACTCCTGGTTGATCCAATTTCGCCGCTCGGACTCGTTCTAGGTAGGGACACAAATTTTCAAATAACTCTTTGTTATTTACATAGTGCTTATTTGTTGTGCGCCGTTTCCTAGATTTGGGTGTTTTTTTGGTTGTTTTTTTGGTTGTTTTTTTGGTTGTTGGATTCGTTTTTTTAGTCATATAATCTATAGTAACATAAAGAGGGACCTAGTGTCAACCCCTTGGTGAAATAATTTGGTCTAAAATCGACCATCGCTAATTGTTGCATTTAAGCTGTAGCTTAGTAAGCTAGTAACTTAGTAAGCTAGTAACTTAGTAAGCTTAGTAAGCTAGTAACTTAGTAAGCTAGTAACTTAGTAAGCTTAGTAAGCTAGTAGCTTAGTAAGCTAGTAACTTAGTAAGCTTAGTAAGCTAGTAGCTTAGTAAGCTAGTAACTTAGTAAACCACTAGTTAGTGTTACCGGTAACACGAAGTGTTAGCGTAACACTTATTACGAACGTAGTGAGTAATAAGTATAACTTTAATACTATAGTTATTATGTAGGTGGTTTTTTACCCCAAATTACAAACTATTTTAGTTTTGATAAAAATAACTGCTACCCGCTACGCTACGCTACGCTTATGATAGTCCCAATACTCACTACGTTCGTATGGGACTAATAAGTCCATTTTGTAATTTATAACTTTTAGTAATGACCTTAAAACCCTCATTATAGTAGTATTGTAATCTTTCTAGTGAATGGTTAAATAAATAATTACCTTTACCATTTACTATAAAATCATCACAAATGTCATATAAGTTACATTTACTTTTATGCTTAGATAACCTTAGTCCTCTACCAATAGATTGTAGTGTTCTTATTTTAGATTTTATAGATCCAGCTAAAATCATATTATCTATTCGTTTAACATTTATGCCAGTAGAGAAGGTACCATAGCTAGCTAAGATTATAGCATCAGATTTTATTTCTATTAAAGACCTGATATCATCTCTTATTTTAGCATCTACACCACCATGAATAAAATATACTGGTTTACTAGTAGTCTTCTTTAATAAATCATACAAAACCCTACCATGTTTATCTACGTAGTTAAAAAGTATCAAAGTATTACCATTTAGTGTCCTTGCTAGTTTGGTTATAAATTCATTTCTAGTAGTATGGCTAATAACATGGTCAACTTCCTTATGGTAATCTAAATGGGATACCTTCTTTGCCTCTTCTGGTGGGTATTTTAACCTTAGTAATTTTATATCAAGTTGACTTAGAAAATCTTTATTCATCAAATCTTTAGTATTAGTAACCTTGAAAGATTTACCAAAGATCCCTTCTAGCACTAATCGATGTATTTTTAGATCATCAAGGGTTCCTGTCGTCCCACAGCGATATTTAGCATGGTTTAAGCGCTTCATGATTGTTTCTAGTGACTTTGCCTTATAGAGGTGTGCCTCGTCACCTACCACGCTTAAAACGTCTTTAAAATGGGTTTTGGGTAATTTATAGATGGATTGCCAAGTCGTTATTACTACATCTTTTTCAAAATTTTTCGTCTGTCCAGAGTATATCGATTGTATATGTTCAGAAGCTTTCCAATTAGAGTTTTTTGAATATTCTAAAAAATCCCCTTCCATTTGATGAACAAGCGCAACATTTGGGACTACGATTAAAAATCTTCCACCGACATTATCAAGACACCATCTCATCATTAAATAAATCATCAGGGATTTTCCGCTTGCTGTTGGTGAAACTAATAGTGATCGTTGACGTTTAATCATCTCTCTGAAACTGAGTTCTTGATAATCTCTAATCTCAAATGGCAGAGTTTTCTTCATTATTCGAAACCACTCTTCGTTTATTTCTTCCGGTTCCTCGAATGATTCATCTTTAACCGAGTATCCAGCACGTTGAGCAAATTCAACAACCCTGCTTACAAGACCTCTCAGTATCTTTCTGTCGAATGTATTGAATAATCTTATCTTGCCATCCCAATCCCTTAAATGCTTATTTCGATGCTTCATATAGTGGAAGTTTTCTACGTTGTACGTAAAATAGTCCGCTAATTCAAAGAGAACATGCTTTTCGGCGCGTATCCTTACATTAACCTCATCTAGGGTTTCAATTATTATGTCGTAGTTTTTAGAATTCACCATTTCTGTACTTTATAAGATCAAATTGAGTCTTGACAACAAAACTTAGTCTATTCACTGTCTGTAGTATAGATTCGAGATATTTTAATTTTGTCTCTGAAGTTGCAACGATTCTAGCGTGTTCACAGTATTCATCGTCCGCTCTGATATATTCATCAACTTCAGTTTTTAGTAATTTGAATTGACATGGTTCTCGTTTCAATAATTTTATTTCTGGTAATGACATGATACCCAAGTAGTATCGCTTTAAATCCAAATATAACTTTTTCTTTTGGTTTTCTAATTGTCGTCGATTGATACACTCGGTATTATAGAACTCATGATATTTTCCGTGAAGATTTGGAATTCCTTTGTTGAAATCGCTCAAATTGTCTTCAGTTATAATTCTGTCTTTTGCCCAGAATTCCTCAATAGTTGAAAGTGGTACGCACTTTCTCGTCATAATAAACCCCTTACAAAGCTTCTGTATTTTCTTCAAACTTTAAATATGAGAATGTTGCGGTTGCTGGTATTGGTTCTGGTTCTGGTGTCTGTGCGGATAATTCGAATCCTGATAAAGTTCTCGGTATAAGACCGATAAAATCGATAACCTTGATGGGATTTTTATTATTTGACAATATTATCAATTTTACATCACCCATAACAGTTCCATCAGTTAAATTCACATGAGTGCTAGAATCGTTAATTGGAGCACATTTTACAAATCGATCATATAACTCAAAATAATTCTTGAATTCTTCATCAATGTTGAATGTTACTGAAAGATCGTCGAATTCAATATGGTCGCCCTGTAAAGGTACTGCTAACATTTGGTTTGGGATTTTGGGTCCACTGAGATTCATTCCGGGAAAAGACACCGAGGAACAGTGATATTCCATTCCGGGAAAAGCGCTAAACACAATTTCAAAATTTAAGTTTTGTGTTAGATTCCTGGTTATATTGTTGTTTAAACTCTCACTCATGAAAGTTATTTAGGTCAGTATTTTGTATTCTTCGGTGATGCAGCTTTTTTGAATGCTTCCATTTTCTTCAACCACCAAGTTGAGGTTGAGGAAGAAACACCCTTCCACGCCGAATTATCCTTTATAAGCAATAGGATTTTTTCATAAATTTCTCGAGCTTCGAATTCATCGACACTTTTTATTGGGGGTACTTCTTTCTTTGTTATATGTTCGTGTAAATTACTTGATTTTGAGTCTTGTCTGAGGAAGTGTGAAGGATTCAGTTTATCATCGTCATTTTGTATGAATGTTATAATAGCTTTCCTACCTTTATTTACAATCTTAAATGGAACTTCTGTTGTTGTTTCTTCTTTTGAATTCCTGTGTGTTGATACCACTTTAACTGTTTGATCGTCTTTGTTTATAGAATACAGCGGGATATCTCCATCTAATGTTTGTTCTTTGACAGCGTACTCCGGACCAACCCAAACCGATTTGTTGATTTTTGGAATATTTAACTGGAATATCTTTCTATCCTCTCTATCAAATGACATTTTATGTTTCTTGAAAGCGCCTATCATACCCAATCTCTCAGAACTAGTCAAATGTTCGTAAGAGTCGACCATATCTTCAATACTGGGCGAACCCTTGATAAATTTCTTCCCTTCATCCAAGTAATTTTTAACAGAGTATCGCATCATTTTTTCAATTGTTTCTTTATTTTGTTATATTTTGCTTGAACATTCCAACGATCTTTTATATTAACAAGATCGCCCTCCTGCTTTATAATCTTTTCTAAATCTTTTGTTAGTTTTTTGATTTGTGGATTTTCGGATTTTGCTTCACATAAGAAATCCCCATCCATATATTTCAAAGTTTTCTCCATTAAATTTGACATTTTAATACCTCTATGTTTATTTATATAAAAACCGCGCTAAACCAAAAAAGGACACCTTTTGGGCATCCTTTTTAGTTTCTCGTATTTGATGATTACATCAAGTTTGTTACTTTAACAATACGGTAGTATTTGTTCTTTTGGTCTGCGCCACTTCCGACAACACCATCAGCATCAGTTGTTGCGAATGGGTTAGCAACCAATCCGTATCGAGTCTTGAATCCGATTTTTGGTTGAAATGTATTCTCACCCATAGCACGAACCATTTGTAGCGGTACGTATGGACAGTAGAACAATCCAGCATCGAAAGCAGAACTTCCCTTGTATCCAATCGTGTAATATTCTACACCAGATACATATGGATCAATGTAAAGTCTATATTTGTTGTTCAAAACACCAGCGAAAGTTGATCCAGTATCATCAACTGATAGATTTTGTTGAAGTGCGGGGTTGTAATCCAAAACACCTGTCATAGCGAGTGCTGAAGCGGTATCAGATGAACAAAGGATAATGTTTCCTCTTCCTCGTCTGGTTGCCTTTGCAATAGCGTTAGCATCTCGTTCAATGTTAAACATAAGACCCTTGAATTTCTCTACAGACCAACGTCCGTTTGAATCCACATCAAGGTCAAAAGTTCCAGCGGTAGCTGTATCTGTTTGTGCACCAGCGGTAGCAGAGAAGTTAATTTTTCTAATCATTTCTCGGTTAATCTCTGACATGATTTCAGTAGAAAGAATTGAAGACAATTCAGATTCAGCATCAAGGTTATGAATCGCTTTAAGATCCTGCGCCAATTCCAAAGTGTATTCAGCTTTCAACGCTCTTGATTTTGCAGTTACCGAAATCTTTTCGATAGAGAATGCCATTTCAGCGAAATCTTGTTCCCCCGAAAGTCCAAGTGCTTCAGCGGTTGCAGTTGTCATACCCCCACCGGTAGTATAAGTATCGAATGGGTCTGTTCCTGCGTGTGTTCCAGTTCCAGAAGAAAAGTCAGTGTCTGATTCACTGAAAAGAGCTTCAGTTCCACCCTGAGAGGTATACTTACTTCTCATAGCGAATACCAATCCAGTTGGTCCGCTCATCGGTTGTACACCCATGATATCAAAAGCGATTAGATTTGGTGTTGAACGCCTTAACATTGAAATCAAGATAGGATCAAAATTAGCAACCGATGCTCCTGTTGCGTTAGTAATTGATGCCTCATTCAAAAGACCATATCCACCAGTTTTACTTTCTTGAGAATCTTTTTCTTGGTTTTCCAATAGTACAGCGATTGCTTTTCGTTTGTTTGGATCGGTGATACCAGGTAGATCTTCATGATCCAGAACCGGACCCCATTTTTCCAAAAGTTGATTGATATTTTGATTAGTGTTTGGCATTTTCATTTTCTCCTATGAAATTCTATTTTTATTTATAAATCCTTATTATTTTGAGAGTTGGTCTACAACCGCTCTTACGATTGGTTCAGATGTTTCAATTTCTCCATCATCATCATCTTCAACACCTTCGGTATCTACAAGACCAAAGTCCACGTCCTCATCAATCAAATGATATTCCGAATCGTCATCTGAACTGTTTGAATAGACGCTTTCCTTAATAAGTTTCAATCCACTAGTGTATTCTTCGTCACCAGTGTACTTAAGATGTTCCGCTAATTCTTGGAAACTTTCTTTTTCATTTTCTGTCAATCCTTCACAAGCTTCTTGAAAAATAAGTTTTATTCTTAGTGCTTCGTTCTCTTCTTGTAATGTTGATTTTAAATCGACCTCATCACCAGCTAGTTGTTCCAATTCATCCACTTTAGATTGAAGAGTTTCAACCAGATTTTCTTTGTTATCAGGTAATTCGATATAATTTTCTTTAAAAACATTTCTCATTTCCATGATGAAATTTTCAGTGATTTCAGATTTAACACCAGAAACGATAGCAAGTTCGTTTTCTTGAACCCAATCATTAATAGCGTCATTTAACAGTCTGTCTGTCGCTTCTGACAATTTTTCTTTGTATTCAGTAAGCCTGGTTTCCATATCCTCTTTATAATTACTTTCAACGGATTGGCGTAACTTGTCTACCCTTCGAAGCACAGCAGCTTCAAAAATTGTTCGTGCTCTTAGTTTTGTTTCTTCGTCCAGATCATCATCTTCACCCAGAATAGTTTCGACATCTTCATCAAGAGTAGAGTCAATCATGTCAAAATCAAAGTTTCGATTCGTTAATCTAGAAGTGTCCATTGAGAGACTTTCGACAATAAATTTAGATCGCGCTTTCAATTCGTCTTCTGTAAGATCGCTCATGATCTCATAGAATGATTGAACCATACCAAGTTTACTTTCGGGTAATTCTTCGAGAACGCTTTCAATGTAGGCATCCTCCATGTCTTCCTCTATAGTAGAATCTTCGTCAGCATCTACCGATTCATCTTTCGACTCGTCTTCATCTTCGTCGTCTGAATCATCGGGATCATCAGTTTCTTCTTCGCCGTCCGATTCGTCATCTTCTTCTTTCTGGACTTTCTTTTTACCTTCGTCAAGATCCTCTAGTTCTTCGACTAGAATTACTTCATCTTCGTTATTTTCATTAATCTTTTCTGGCATAATTTAAACTCCTAAAATAGTCTCTTTCAATATTTATTTTATAATCGGTTTAGATACCTTTTATAGATTTCTATTTTCTTATCTTTTAGACCATTTTTGTGTGTATTGTGTATTTCTTGTTTATATTCTTCTAATTCCTGTGGTGTAAGTATTCCATTATTCCACACCCATTCAACGCCTTCCATGATACCATTTACAAAAGCATCCGGCGCTGAGGGATCGTGAACAATATCAGATGGTGTAACGATATAATAGTCACCTTGGACATCCTCATTTACTACGGTTCCTAGTCCCCTAGATGAAGCACCCAATCGCACTTCCCCGTTTATAAGTTCCTTTACTTCTCGTCCCAATCTAGTATCAAGTATCTTTGCTTTTCCAACAAAATTATTTCCTTGTCTTTCCAGGGTTAGAAATCTATGTGAAATCCTATCCATATTTATTACTGGATTTTTTGGATGTCCCAATTCTCCCACTGCCCTGTTAGTTTTGACGTACTCTTCGACGTATTGATCTACTTTAGGAACCATCATTTTAAGGGGGTAATTACGTCCGTTTTTGTTCTTTTTGTCCGCTTGCATAAAGATACCTTCTAAAAAGTATTCTTTTTTGCCGTTTTGTGTCGCCTCGGAAAATATCTCTATGTCTAATGTTTCAGTTATGAGTTTCATTTTGTCTCTTTTGCATTTTTATACGTGAAAAAAATGACTTTTGAAAATGTCTCTAAACTTTCATTAAGCATCTTATCCATCTCTTTTCTGTTTGTTTCAGAAAGAGAAGTATAAGTTGAATATATCATCGATGAAGATTCTGGTTGGATTACAAGACTGTTACCATCTTGAAAATTGACAGTAGTTTTCTTACCAGATTTTGCGGATTCTTTCAATGCTTTTTGTACAAGCGTCGTTGGTGTCTCTTCTTTTGGTTTTAGTATTTGTGTATTTTCAACCAATATTTCTGTTTCATTTTCTTGTACTACTTGCTCGACTACAACCTCTTCAACTTTGTTGAAAGTTTTCTTCATGTCCATTAAGGTTTTTGCCGCCATTGTATTAATCCTTGAATAGATTTCGAGCAATTGCCACCTTTCGGTTGTCTATATTTTCTAGTGCTCGTTTTGTTAATAGATTTTTAAGGGAAATTTTAGCGCTTCCAATTTTCCCCGTAGAAATCAAATTTATCAGTTCTTTTGTTTCATCCATTCGGATTACTCCTCTGGTTCTGGATCGGGTTGTTCTAATTCAAAGGAAGTAACCATTTTAATAGTCCTCTTCTCTTCCAATAGAAGTCTGTGCAGTTGTTTAATCTTCATACAAAACGATCTTAATAGTCCCAAATCTTCCGGTTTCAAACCTTCGGGTAGAGAGCATAATTCATCTTTCCCCGGGCAGTATCCTACTAGTAATAGTTCTACTGAAAGATCGTCGAACATATCACTGAGTAATAGTGGTTCTGTTGGCGGTGTATATACGCCATCTGTCACTAAACCATTTTCAACAAATTTTCTATGTAATTGTGAACTAAAGTGGTGTGTAATCATAATTTTATTCCTTTTCGGGTTATTTATATATTGTTTGTGTTATGTAACCAACAATCTTTATTTCTAGGTCTGAATATCTATTATTTGTTATTAAAGTTGAATTAACTGGTATTGTTATAAAGTTTGAATTTGATGAATAGGCCCGAGAATTCGAACCGATACCTCTGCAATCATGACCATAAAATGAACTACATTTGTAGGTGAGGGTATCCATAAACCAAGATAATCTTGGTTTATTGGGAGATGACGATTGAACAGTCTTTTTAAGAAACTAATAGTCCCTTCATCGTCATCTAATATGCCTAATAATTTAATATTAGCATCATGACTTTGCTCTTCTAATATTTCCTCGTTCTTTGAAATTTCCATTTATAACTTTTGTTGCTGTGAGTTTAAACTAAATAATAGCCTTGGATTAGGCAATTTATGTACTTTAATCCAGGTGAGCCGTTACTTCCGTAAGTTCTAAAATTCATAAATACCTCTCTGTTGTAATAACCGTAAGCCGGGATTATAGGGCCATGATAACTTAACCTCATCTGATTATTATTACCGGATTGAGCTGAGGAGTGACCCTCATAGGCATCTACGATTTCGTCAGAATCCCTAGTCCTAACTAACAGTCCTGAAAGATATCCTGATCCGGTAACTCCTCGCATATACAATTCTGAGTAATAAGTATACGAAGTAACAGGGTTCACATGACAAACTATGGAAGCCACTACTACAATGTCTACGTTATAGACCGCAGGACCTATAAATTGTGCTGTATCGAATTGAAATTTATACCATACGTCGTTAGCTCCATCGGTATAAGTGGGTACGTGATTAGTAGAGGAGGACATTACATTTACTAATTTTCTAAAAGGGACGAATGTCCCGGTCCCCGCT